TTTTCTACAATCATTGAGGCCCAAAGAGTTAGCCGAAAATAAAAAGACCCCAGCCGATCTTCTTTCAACGGTCGAAAAATTTGCTATTTACTCTCCGTCCACACCAATATTAAGGGGTATCGCCACAGACTCAAGCTCAAAATCCCCATTGGGAATCTATGGTGGGAGACTTGCCGAAGCACTCAACGAGGTTATTAATGAGAAAAACTCGATAACTGATCTACGTAGATTTTTTAGACTTCTAGATTGGTTTAAAAAAATAGGCACAACCCAAGAAACAGAGCAAGAACTTATATCTGAGCACGTAAATTTAGGCAGACTAAAGCTTAGATATGAAGACAAATACATGAAAAGCACCTTCAACAAACTCTATGCCTATGATGTCAGTGAGGGCGCTCTCTTTGTCCTTTTCGTACTCGTTCTTTTAATACACAAAGATTCTCCACCAATTTTTGCATTGGACAACATCGACAACGCTCTAAACCCGGGTCTAGTCAGGAGTCTAATGGGACATATTGTCCAAATATTAAAAGATCACGAAGAAAAACAAATTTTTCTAACCACACACAACCCTTCTACATTAGACGGACTAGATATATTTAATGAAAAACATAGACTCTTCATCGTTGAGCGAAACGAAGAGGGCCATACAAAATGCCGGAGAATCGCTCCTCCAGAGGGAATGACAAAGAAAGACTGGGAAGAAAAATACTTCGGCATGAAACTTTCTGAGATATGGCTTTCAGGCGCAATTGGCGGGATGCCTATAGGATTCTAAATGGACAAAAAGTACCTATTGGTCTGCGAAGGACAAACAGATTATTTTGTAATAAACGAAATATCTAAATCCATATCTAACAATATTGGAAGAAAGGTAATCATTACCCCACTCTCCCCCCAGCAAGATGCAACGACCGGCACTTGGCCTCAACATGGATGGACCGCAATCAGAAACTGGTGTCGACTATATGGAAAGAAAACAGCCGCAGAACTAGCCCCACTTCCTCAAAAACTTAGGGAAGCGGCGCTCAGAAAAAACTGGCAAGCGCTACTCAAGTTTGAAAATGCCGATGGAATCATTCTTCAAATAGATGCAGACATTGCAGAACAGATAAAAGACTTCCCCGCATTTGATCCTAAAGAACAACATAGAAAAGAATACTTAGACGGTGCGATTAGATTTTGGCTAAACGATAAAAACCTAGAACCTCAAATGTACCTAGCCATTACAAGCCATGCACTAGAAGCATGGATAATGGCGACACACTCAAATACTGATCCCGTTTTCGCGGATCTTCCTCAGAACTTCGACTATGAGGAAGTAACAGACGTAGAGGCTAGATTAATCAGGCTCGGGTACAAATCTAAAAGGGTAAATGGCACGCGCCGCCTCTCAAAAAAAGAAAGTCTCTATAAATCCTACGCTGAAAAAGTCGCTGAAAACCTAGAAACTGTCAGAGCAAAATGTACAGCAGCCAATGAACTCTGCCAGCACTTGGAGAAATAGCGAAACCAAAAAAATAGAGCGAAAACTGCAAGGTGTTTTGGCTCAGCTCAATCGTATCTGAATACCACACTACATGAGACTTTAAGTATCCTAGCAATACGGAGCAGACCTTTGGCTTCACTCCTTACAACACCCGAACAAGAGGTGACTACATTACAGCACCAGTATGAATTAGTGAGTCCAAGCAAGCTAATAGCCGCTCTAAAAGCCCCGAAATATGGAGCTCTGAGGGTGAACGATAGTCACTCCATGCGATTCATAATGCTGATGTCCCA